CTCTGCTGAGAAAATATTCAAGAAAGATGAAAACAAGGATTAGTCTTTTATTGCTTTTGCTTATTGGTTGCAACCCAGTAAAGCAGGTTCTTCGTGACCAAGAGAAACTTGAACAAGTTGCAAGGGTTGTAGTCAAGGGTGGGTGGTGTGCAAATGATACAACCTTTATTGTTAAGTCTGATACCATTATTGATGTAGATACTTTGGTTGAAGTAAAGACTGATATTGAGGTAGAAACTATCAATGATACTACCTATGTAACCAAGTGGAAAACCAATACAATAACCAAGACTTTAACCATTCACGATACCTTGAAGTCTTACATTGTTGACAATGCCCGTGTGAGGTTATTACAGACCGATTCAGCACGTTTAACCTATGAGTTGAACGAATGGGAAGGAAAGGCAAAAAGGAGGCAATTATGGATATTTCTATTGATTGGAATGATGGGTGCATACTTTTACATAAAATCTAAACTATGACCTTAAATAAAGCAGGTGCAGATTTGATTAAATCCTTTGAAGGTTGCAAGTTAAAAGCGTACCAGTGCAGTGCTAAAAAGTGGACAATCGGCTATGGCAATACCTTCTTTGAGGATGGTACACCAGTAAAGATAGGGGATGCAATTACCCAAGATAAGGCAGAGAAGATGTTTGCATTGATTGCTGATGAGTTTGCGGGTAAGGTTGCTAAACTTGTGCCATCGCATATAAGTCCTAACCAATTCGGGGCATTGGTTTCATTTGCATATAATTGTGGGGTGGTTAACTTACAAAAGTCAACCCTATTAAAAAAGGTAAATGTAAACCCCAATGACCCAAGCATCAGGGCAGAGTTCATAAAGTGGAACAAGGCAGGTGGCAAGGTACTTGCAGGTCTTACAAGGAGAAGGGAGGCAGAAGCAAACCTTTACTTCCAATGAAAAAAGTAAACTTAGCAAGGGAATATCGTAACAAATACGGCAATGATATGCCAACGCTTAAACTTGCAAGGATTATGTATAATGATAATCCTTTAATTTTTAGTGGAGTTGAACATGCGAGAACTGCACTAAGAATGATTGAGCATAAATTGGGTAACCCTAAACGAGTAATAAAAAGTATTGATATGCCCGAAAGACCTAAAAACCCATACAACTTACCAGAGTCGGATGAGGCAATATATGAACCTTATGACCTAAAAGCAAAGCGTTTGTTGGTTCTTTCCGACATTCATATTCCATATCATAACATAGAAGCATTGACTTGTGCTTTTGATTTTGCGAAACGAGAAAAGCCTGATGCCATCCTTTTGAATGGTGATACACTTGATTTCTTTGGATTGAGTAGGTTTATGAAAGACCCTAAAAAAAGGTCTATTGCAAGTGAACTGGCAATATTTAAAGACTTCATGACAATACTTAAAAAGACTTTCAATGCTAAAATTTATTACAAGATGGGAAACCATTGTGAAAGGTATGAGCATTTCCTTTGGATGAAAGCACATGAACTTGTCGGGGTTGAGGAATTTGAGATTGAGAATATACTTAAAGCAAGGGCAGAAGGAATTGAGATTATAAAGGATAAGCGTATAATGAAAGCAGGTGATTTGAATATAATACATGGTCACGAATTTGGAGGTTCAGTATTTAGTCCGGTAAACATCGCCAGGGGACTATTTTTGCGTGGGAAGGTAAGTGCAATGCAAGGACATAACCATCAGACCTCCGAACATTCTGAAAGCAATATGAATGGTCAATTAACTACTACCTGGTCGCTTGGTTGTTTGTGTGAACTACACCCAGCATATCTACCAATCAACAAATGGAATCATGGTTTCGCAATAGTGGATATTGATGGGCAGAACTTTGAGGTAAGGAATAAAAGAATCCATCAAGGCAAAATCCTTTAACTATGGAGCAAGACCTTGTTTTAGGTGAATCGGATGAGGTTGAGGAAATAGAGGAAGAAGTCGGATATACATATCCCGAGTACATATCTTCCGCAGTTGAGGTACTTACTATGCTTGAATCTGCTAACCCAATGACCAAATCTGAGGTCAGGAGGGTGGAAGAATTAAAGAAACTTTGTTTTGAAATGCTTGAATTTTCGGTGAAATCCATGCACCAAACGCTATTTAATAGTGACATAGACTGTTGATTTTTAAAGTTTTAATGTGATTTGAACCCCTGGTATCTCTATACTGGGGGTTTTTTATTGGGGGTAACTGCAAAAAAATATTTTAAAAAAGATTAAAAAAGTATTGTTTATATGAAATAAAGGTTTACTTTTGGTAAATAATCAAAACAAATCACATGAAAAAGTCAACTATCCAAACCATTATTATCATCATTCTTTGTCTTGCATTCTGTCTTGCAGATAACCTTTAAATCAAATCACATGAACCAACTACCTAAATGGGGTGACTTAAACACCTACGAAAGACACAAACTTCTCGGAGAGTTAATTGATGCCATGATTTATTCAGGCGAAGCGGTCCACTACCTAAGCACAAGCGTTGAGCAGTTCAGAGCAATGGGGTGGGTTAGGTCAATTATAATGCCGGATGTAGACTTAAACAATTACACTAACAATAATCAAAACCAAAACAATGACTAAAGAAGAACTCAGAAAAATCAGAAGGACAAAGGATGTAACCCAAGAGAAGTTAGCATCTATCTCAGGAATCAGTCTTGCAACCATTAACAGAGCAGAGAAAACTGGTAAGGTTAGACTTCAAACAATGCAAATTTTATTTGAAACTTTAAACAAAATTTCTTAACTTTAACTTAAATCAAATCACAATCACTATGGACTATGTTATGGCAATTGTCAAAATCCCGAAAGAATGGTTAGGGGCAACCATTGACCAAAATGCTCAAGTAGGTGCATTCGTTAAAATATACGATGACACTTGGGAGGTAAATGTTAGGTATGTCAACTTCCCGGGTTGGTATGTATTTAATCTTAAACCGGAATTTAAGCGAGAACTTTACGACATGATTGACCAAGCGTGTATTGAGAAATACTTGGAAAATAAGCAAGTCGCTTTGGAATCTGAATATGACTATCATGACTAATGAAAGATGCTTAATGACCCTTGAAGTTAGGGGTGAGGTTAGAGCAACTGCTTATTCTTTGCGTAACCATGAATCAATAATGCGAATCAGAAAGCAATGGTTTTTCTTTTATGGATTAGCAAGTACAAAAGATTGGCAGATATACTTTACCCATAAGTCAGAAATGAGGGAATGCAGACCTTTTAGAATCACACAAAAATTTCCATATCAAATCAAATTAGAACAAAATGAATCAACAGAATCAGAATCAACAGACATCCATTGCGAACCAACTGATACTTCAGGGGGACTTGAGCAAGTTGTCGGCAGGGGACAAAGTAAGGTATTATAACGGATACTGCGAAAGGATGGGACTTGACCCATTTACCAAACCTTTTGACATCCTTAGACTTAATGGTAAAGAGGTTCTCTATTGTACAAGAAGTGGTACTCAGCAATTAAATAAGTTGCACAAAGTATCTCACTTGATAACCAGTAGAGATACCAACCAAGATGCAGGGGTTTACATTGTAACAAGCAAAGCATCCCTTCCTGATGGCAGGTGTACAGAATCCATTGGGGCAGTAAACATTCAAGGTCTTAAAGGTGAGATGTATGCTAATGCTATTATGAAGGCAGAAACTAAGGCAAAAAGAAGGGCAACCCTTGACCTTTTAGGATTGGGTGTACTTGATGAATCAGAGGCAGAATCAATCCCTAATGCAACCACAGTGTCATTGAACACAATGGTAGAAGCATTACCTCAGATGGAAGTGGAATCGGTAGAGGTTATTGAGGAAGATGAGCAGTTGAGCATTGGCAGGTTAATGATTGCCATAAAGAAAGCTGAGAGTGTTACAGAACTCAAGCAGATTTATGAAGCAAATAAGCACAAGGTTGAAACAAACTCATTTGTAAAACAAGAACTTAAAACCAAGAAGAATGAACTTCTTAGCAGTAAATGACCTTAAAATTGCAGACATTGCCCCAAGTAAATTGGGCATTGAATTGGTAGCAGATAGCATCCAAGAGCAGATAAACGATGGATTGCTTGACCCTTTAGATGTTGCCATTAAGTTTAATTGTATAGAACAACTTGCCAACTCGGTTAAATCCCGAATTAAAGACAATGTTCTTACAGAACTTACCAAGCATCCTAAAGGTAAGGCAGATATACTTGGGGCAACTGTTTCCGAAATGGTAACTATCAAGTACGATTATTCTGACCTCCCAGGGTGGTTAGAACTTGAAGAACAAATCAAGTTATTAAAGGAAAAACAAAAGGAGATTGAGGACAAGGAAAGAACTTATCACAAGGGGGATTTACCTATTAAGTCAGCATCTTCTACATTCAAAATTCAATTATCAAAATAAACAAATATGCAAAAGTTAATCAGCCTTTCAATTGATGTAAGTAAAATCAACGCAAAAAGACTTTACAAGGGTAAAAAGGGACAATATTTGTCCGCAACCTTATTCCTTAAAGAAGAAACAGACCAGTACGGAAACAATGGGTTTATAGTTGAATCCATTACTAAGGAGGAAAGGGAAGCAGGACAGAAGGGTACTATCTTAGGGAATGCCAAGTTTATGTCAGGTGGTTCAGCACCGAAACAGAATGATGATTACGGAGATGTCCCATTCTAAATCTTAACCGGGTGGGGTTCAACAACCTCACCCATTTAAATCAAATCACAATGAAAATAACATTAAATAAAATAGAGCAAGAAATTTGCATAAAAATTGCAAAGGAAAGAAATGATAATAATATACGCAATGGAAGTAGAAATAGAAGGGTGGGTAATGGGGATGATTACCAAATAGGTCTTGAAGGGTATGGTGCAGAAATGGCATTTTGCAAAATACAAAATCTATACCCTGATTTTGATTGTGATGCACCACAACCTTTTGACTGCTACTGGCATGATATGGGTTGGGTAGATGTAAAATGCACAGATAGGATTGGAGGTATGCTTATTGTTGGAACTTGGAAGAAAGAAAAACCTACACCTGACTACTATGTCCTTATGATTGGTAAATTCCCTAACTATGAATACATTGGACATTATGAAGGGTCAATGATTTTTGATGCTGAAAATGTAGTCAATTTAGGGTATGGTCCGGTTTATGCAGTAAGGCAAGGTAAACTTAAGAAGTAATGAAACTAATCAAAATTGTTTACTTTTTCATTATTTCAGTACCATTGGCAATCTGCTTTTATATTGGTGCGACTATTTTATCACTATTAAAAACAAGGTTTTGAAGGATATAACATATCATTTAGAGAATGCGGTTGAGTACTTGGTTTATGACCTATCCATTGAGGATATTGAAGAAAGGAGGAAAAAAGCGGTAACTTATCGGTCCGGTAAGTGCGTTTGCAACTTTATGGGTTATCCTCCTAACAAGATATCAGACTTGAGGCAAGTAGGTAGGAAGGTAATAAGCAGACTGGATGGGAAAACCTATGCGGTTAGAGTAAAGAAAAAAGATGCGAATAATGAATAATTTTGTATCTTCGCAAAGTAAACAAGCATTTGAGGTAGTGTGCAGATGCTTGTTTGTATGTACAAACGTAAATGGGGAATCGGGTAAACACACTACACCTGGTTTCCCTTTTTATTTTTTATGAAAGAAAACCATAACTGGGCAGCAGTTATACCTTGCAGGTACTTAATGAGCAAGGATATTAATAGCACACAAAAGTTATTAATTGGGTTAATATCAAGCCTATCTAACCTAAAAGGTTACTGTTTTGCTTCAAATGATTACTTGGCAGAATGCTTAGATATAAGCAAAATAACTGCAAGTCAGTTAATATCTGACCTTGAGAAGAAAGGTTACATTGGAAGGATTATTTACAGAAATGATAAAAAACAAGTTGAGCAAAGGATTTTAACTTTAGTGTTGGATAAGTACTTCCCATTGGAAAACGATATACCTATCATTGAAAACTATGATACCCTCCCATTGAATTCCAATATACCTCCCATTGAAAACCGAAAAGATAATATAAAGATTAATAGTAATATTAATAATAAGATTAATAATATAGTACCTACAATGGAAATGGTTGAGGATTACTTTTTTGAAAAGAAAAGACCTGACCTTGCAGAACCTTTCTTTGACTTCTATACATCCAATGGGTGGATGGTAGGAAAAAACAAAATGAAGGATTATAAATCAGCAATTAGAAACTGGATTAGAAACGATAAAAAATTTAATAAAAATGGCACTACCACTAAATCAAGTTCTGACATCTACGCTGAACGCAGAGCAGAACTCCATAAGTACGCAGAGCAGATTGACCAACTCAGAGGAATTAGACCTTGAAAGGTTTAAACTATCAAGGACCAGTGAACCAATAAAGAATCTCAGCACCGGATTAGTTATTGATGAACTAATCAATGGTATGCAGAAACTCGGGGTAAAAGGTGATAAGATGCCTAACAATGCAGACCTTCTGCTTATGTATAAGTCAGTTATGGAAGAATACCCTAACATTAAAATAGGGGAAATTAATCTTGCTTTTGACTTAGCAGCAAAGGGTAAACTTGACATAGAGGCAGAAACTTACCAAAACTTCTCAATGCTTTACCTTCATAGGTTACTCAGGTCTTTTGCTCGGTATGGGATGCAGAAGTTAAATGAGATTAAACCAGTCGCAGAAAGCAAATGGCAACCGAGATTTATCTCAGATGATGAAAAGATAGAAACTGCTTTTGATTGCTTTAAGAAGTTTAGGCAATGGGATAATATTGTTTTCGGGGTTGATGTGTTCCATATCCTACATAAGCGAGGTAAAATCATTGTAACTCCAACTGAAACTTATGAAAAGGTAATTGAGGAAATGACCAAGCGAATGTTTGAAGGCAACCATCAAAATAAGGTTGATGTAAAAAATGCTATGAAAGATGAGGACTACCTTGAAAGGCAATGTTACCGGATGGCGGTTGCGGATTACTTTACTAAACTTTTAAATCAAGGATAATGGACCTTACTGCCGGAATGATTACAAAGTTTGCATTAATCAAGTTAGAAGGACTTGGGTGCTATGTTTGGAGGAACAACAATTTATCTATCCCAGGCAGAAAGTTTATAGGTGAAAGAGGGGTGGCAGATATTATAGGTTTTCACAAGGCAACTGGTAAAGCAGTCTATTGTGAGGTAAAAACTATTGCGGATAAACTTAGTGATTATCAGATAGTTTTTCTTAATAGAGCAAAAAATGCAGGTTGTTTGTGCTACCTTGCAACAGATAACAAAGGCATCCCTGAACTTAACGAATGGGTTTAACAAAGAACGATATCATCCAAAGTCTATACACCGATAAGGATATAGACAATGCCATCAAAAAGATGCAACCAATAGAGTTGCAAGATGACTTGAGGCAGGAGATGTTTATGGTTCTTTGTGAGATGGATGAGGCAAAGTTTATGAATATGCACCAAAACGGATTCATAAAGTTTTACTTGGTCCGCACAATGCTATCAATGATAAAGTCAGATAGGTCAACCTTCTTTAATAAGTTTAGGCGGACCTTTACAGAATGGACTGAGCAACATGATGCACCTGATTCAACCGATGCCATCCAAGCAGATGAGATAGCGGTAAAACTTAACAACTCCCTAAAGATTCTGCATTGGTATGAACTTGAAATCTTCCGCTTATACTCCGAGAATGGACAAAACATAATGTCCCTTTCAAGAGATACTGGCATCCCTTATAGGTCGCTGATGAAAACGATTAAAAAGACACGCACACTTTTAAAATATAAAATCAAAAACCATGTTACTCCTTAAAGTAGTCATCGCATCACTTTTCTCGGTCTTTTACATTATTGATATGGCAAGACTGCCTGAACGCTTTAAAGTCAATTTTAAACCATTCAACTGCAATATGTGCTTGTCGGTGTATGTAGCAGTCATTCTGTACCTACTGCCTATAATCGTTCTCAATTGCATTTTGGTGGCATTTGTTTCAGGTGTATCTGCACCTCTATTCCGTAACCTTATGAATAATATCTTTTTTAAAAAATAAATCATGGAAGGAAAAATCTGCCCCAAGTGTAAAGTCTATAAGGAAAAAAAGTTATTTAGCAAATCAACTGCAAGGACTGACCGAATGGCGGTTTATTGCAAGATGTGCGAAAATGCACAAAGGAAAGCAAAAGCGGAAGAACGCAAAAGAGATGCAATGTTTGATATCTTTTAGTTTAATTAAATAACAAATAAAGTAGTAAATCACCTTTAAAATCAAAACAGATAAACTATGACACAAGAAGATGAAAAGTTTATTCAAGACAATATCTACAACTTTGAGTGCGTTAAGGTTGGGTTCATGAAGAACTTGCCTTTGCATATCCTTGTTGGATATGAACAGATTTATCGCAGATATTTAGATAGTGGGTTTATCCTGACAAGTTGGTGTGCTAACTGCGTGGCAGATATGATGAAGCGACTGAGTAGGTACTGGGATGAATATCAAGCAAGTAAGTTGATAGAGGTTCAGCAACCTATCCAAGAAGTACCGAAGAAGAAAGGTAGACCATTTAAAAATAAACAATGAGAATAATAGCAGTCGGACAAAGAAACTCAGGGGTGTCATTCCACCGATTATTCAATCCCGTTATCTATCTTGAAAAGGAGTTCGCAATGATGACAGATACCATCACCGAGGAAGAACTTGCCAAAGGATATGACATTATGTTTATTAACCGATATGTAGCAGGTACTGAAGTTGATGAGATAGTAAGACTGCGTGAGAAGTACGGATTCAAGTTGGTGGTTGATATAGATGATTATTGGTATCTTGACCCCTGGCATATCCTTTACGGAAAATATCCAACAAAGAAAGTCATAGACCATATCAAGATAGCAGACTTGGTGACTTGTTCAAATAATGATTTGGCGGTCCACATTGATGAACTAAATAAAAACTGGGTAGTAATACCAAACGCATTGCCTTATGGTCAGGACCAGTTTACAGATATTAAGACTGAATCGGATAAGGTGCGGTTTGTTTATGCAGGTTCAATAACCCATGAGAAGGATATTGCAATACTAAAGAATCCAATGAAAAGGGTAGCAGGAGATTCCTTTACAAAAGATAACTCACGCTTCATCCTTTGCGGTTATAGTCAAGACAAGCAGGTTGCAAACGTATGGGGCAGAATGATTAACGACTACCTTTGTGGATTCAATGTTGATGGTTACATTCGGGAAGCACTACCAGTTGATGAGTATATGAACTTTTACAATGAAGCAGATGCTTGTCTGATTCCTTTAGTACAAAGCAAGTTCAACTCTATGAAGTCTAACCTTAAAGTCTTGGAGGCAGCAACAAAAAACGCTGCGGTAATAGCATCCAATGTAAAACCTTATTCGGATTGCCCATACATTATACCAGTAGGTTATCAAGCAGGTTGGTTCGGAAACATTAAAAAAGTTTGCAAAGATGCTATTTATAGACAAGAGATGGGTATTGCTAACGGGGAATGGTGCAGGGAGAACTTTGATTTGATAAAGGTAAACAAGTTAAGAAGTCAAGTTTTTGAATCACTTTTATAAAACATAACTCAAAATGAAGTACCAAGCAAAATGGATTACTTGTAAGAACTGCCACAAGAAGTACACCATTACAATAATAAAAAAACAAAGTAAAGAAAGCAAGTGTGGTCATTGCGGAACTATAAACAAATAATATGAATCCAACTAAAGTTAAAATCAGCGAGGTAAAGTCTAACCCAAACAATCCAAGAATCATTAAGGATGAAAAGTTCCAAAAGTTAGTCAAGTCTATAAAGGAGTTTCCTGAGATGCTTAACATCAGACCTATTGTGGTAAATGCTGATATGGTTGTGCTTGGGGGTAATATGCGACTAAAGGCTTGTAAGGAAGCAGGGTTAAAAGAGGTAGCAATCATCAAAGCAGATGAACTAACAGATGAGCAACAGAAGCAGTTTATCATTAAAGATAATGTAGGGTTTGGTGAATGGGATTGGGAAGCATTAGCAAACCAATGGAATAGCGAAGAACTTAACGACTGGGGGTTAGATATTCCAGTATTCAATAAAGATGTAGACTTAGATAATTTCTTTGAAGAAACCATTGAATCAAAAGAAGAAAATGGTAAAATAGTATTAACCTATACTATAGAAGAATCTATCCAAGTTAAAAGTGAATTACTTAAACATGGCAAAACTCCTGAGGATGCCGTTTATAAATTATTAGGTCTATGAATACAACAGTAATTATACAATTCGATATAGAAGGATTCCATAACTATCCTAACGCACCACAAGAAGTAAACTTCTTATCCTATGAACATCGTCATACATTTACTATTAAATGTGGTTATAAAGTAAACCACGATAATAGAGACAAAGAAATATTTCTTTGTAGAGATATGGTTATAGATTACCTACAAGAAGGTTGGGGAGTTCCTTGTGCATTTGGTAGTATGTCGTGTGAGATGATAGCAAAAGAAATAATGCAGTTCTCAAAAGAAGATGGGATGATATGGTGTGAAGTATGGGAAGAAAAAACTGGAGGTGCAAGAGTTGAATTATGATAGTACCAAATCAATCAAACTTAAAAGTTCATTTTGCTGGAGCAGAAAGTATGATAAGGTCAGAGTTAATACTAAATGGAGTAAATTCAAAATACTCACTCTTCACAATATTTCCCTTTTTATGTGATAAGTTTGGTATAAAGCATGGTTATCAAACAAAAGGATATAGTTATAAAGATGTATCAAATAATAACTTTGTTAATTCAAATCATACAATACAAGATAGTGGGTTATTCAGTTTGATGTTCGGTTCATTCAAAAAGGAAAAAGATGAAAACTTTTATCACAAATGGTATGAACAATTAGTCCAAACAACATCAGAAGGAGAATATAAAGGCAGCGTAGTAGAAATGGATTGTCAAAAGGTTCTTGGAGTAGATAAAGCATGGTATTTTAGAAAAAGAATGAAACAGGACCTACCGAATAATAAACAAATAAATGTTTTCCATAAAGAAGATGGACAGAAGGGATTAGATGCAATGATTGAATTTTCAGATTATATAGCAATCAGTGTACCTGAATTAAGAGTTTTGGGTCAAAAGAATTATACCGAAAAAATAGCACATTATATAAAAAATAAAAAACCTTCAATAGATATACATTTGCTTGGTTGTACAGAAAATAAATTAATCAAAGAATTGAACTTTTGTTCTTCTTCGGATAGCACATCTTGGGTTTCATTAAATAAGTTTGGGTGGTTTAAATATAACGATGGTTCTAAAACACATACAATAAAAAAAAGTAATATCAATAAAGAATATTTATTAACCAGGTATAAAAATTCTTTACAAATAATTGCATACAAATTAAATTTAAATTTAACAGACAGTCTGAAATATTATCATTCATGCGATTTAATGCAACTGGAATATCTTATAAAACAATATACATACTATGCAGGTAATCAAGATTGAAAAGAAATATCATTTCTACGCAGCACATAGGAATAAATCAGCAGGAGAAAAATGTGGAAGGATTCATGGACATACTTACGAGGTAGTATGTCATTTTGAGTTCAAAGAATTAAATAATGGTATCACAATGTTGTTCAGTGATATAGATAAAATAACTGAACCAATAATAAAACAATACGACCATCACTTTTTACTACATGACCAAGACCCACTTGCTAATGTTCTTGAATTATGTAACGAAATATTTATACCATTACCATTTGAAACAAGTGCAGAGAATATGGCAATGTGGATATTTAATCAAATCAAAGTTCATCTCCCAATAGTTAAAATAGAATTAGCAGAAACAAAAACATCAAATGTAATATATGAAATTAGCAGTAAGTGAAGTATTTTATAGTATTCAAGGAGAAGGTATCACAACTGGTTATCCTGCAGTATTCATAAGGCTTGGTGGATGCAATCTAATGTGCGGAGGTGAAGGAACACAAAGAGATGGTAGGTTACATAACGGAGCAACCTGGAGATGTGATTCAATAGAAGTGTGGATGAAAAGTCAAGCAAGAGAATTTCAACACATAATATATGGAGATTGTATTGAAGCAATAAAAAATAATGCTCATGTTATCATTACTGGAGGTGAACCATTAATGCAACAAAAAAACTTGGTAGAATTTATTAAATGGATTAAGGATAACATAAACCCAAACACTTACTTTGAAATAGAAACAAACGGAACAATAGAACCAAATGCAGAAATGCAATCGTTGATTAATCAATGGAACTGCAGTCCTAAGTTATCTAATAGTGGAATGTCATTACAACAAACATACATAAAGAATGCAATTGATACTCTTAATAAACTTAACACCATCTTTAAATTTGTAATATCAAACATTAATGATTATGAAGAAATAAAAAATACTTACAAAGGAATAGACAAGAATAAGATTTGGTTAATGCCAGCAGGTAGTAATCAATCTGAAATAAAGAAATCAAAAAAAGTAGTAGCAGATATTTGCAAAAAAGAATATTTAAAATTCACTAACAGATTACACATTGAAATATGGAACAAGAAAACAGGAGTATAACTTGGTCAGAGATTATTGAAAGAGTTAATAAGTTAGATAAAGGTTTAAAGTATTATGGAGTACCAAGAGGTGGTCAATACATATCAGCAATGCTTAACCCAGTAGATACAATAGAAGAAGCAGATATCATTATTGATGACCTAATTGATAGTGGCAAGACCGAACAAGACTACAAAGTTTATAATAAACCATTCATTGCTTTATTCAATAAACAAACCGAAGTAGAGTTAAAAGATAGGTGGTTGGTATTTCCTTGGGAAGTAAAAGAAGAACCAGTTGAAAATAACTTTGTTCGCATACTTCAATACTTAGGAGAAGACCCAAATAGAGAAGGGTTAAAAGAAACACCAAGAAGATATATCAAGTTTCTAAAGGAGTTCTTGAATCCAAAAGAATTTAATTTTACTACCTTTGATGCAGAAGGAACGGATGAGATGATTGTTCAAACAAACATTCCATTCTATTCTCTTTGCGAACACCACATAGCACCATTCTTTGGAGTAGGTACTATTGCATACATTCCAAATGGAAAGATAGTAGGTCTCAGCAAACTGGCAAGAACACTTGACTTGTATGCAAACAAACTACAAAACCAAGAAAGGATAACAACTCAGATTGCTCAAAGAATCCAAGAAGAACTTAACCCAAAAGGAGTTGCAGTATCTTTGAAAGCACAACATCTATGTATGTGCATGAGGGGGGTTAAGAAGCACGATACTTGGACTACTACAACAAAGCTACTCGGGATATTCAAAGAGGATGAAAAAGCAAGAAATGAGTTTATATCTTATTTAAAATAAACAGCGAAACTACAGCGATGCCAAACCCACAAAATATAGAAAAGTATAAGATGAAAAAGGGTGAAACCCTTAACCCAAACGGCAGACCAAGAAAGTATGTATCAATGCTTAAAGAGCAAGGGTATAAACTTTCAGAGGTTAACGATTGCATCCAAGCAATTATGTCAATGGATATGCAGGAACTCAAAGCGGTATGGGATAACCCGAAGGCAACCGTACTGGAGAAAACCATTGCAGGAGCATTGAGGAAGTCATTGGAGAAAGGCAGTCTTTATTCAATTGATACCTTACTGACCAGGGTATATGGGAAACCAAAGGAAACTGCACATATAACAAACGATGGGAAGATTGAGGTGGTATTTACTAAGGGTAAAACGATTCTATGATTATTGAACTACCTGAACCACATACAAACCAAATAGGTATCATTGAATCTGATGCAAGGTTCAGAGTGGTTATGTGTGGCAGGAGGTTTGGCAAGTCAGAACTCAGTCAGGTAGAAATCATTAAGAATGCAATTGTAGGACAATCTGTTGCCTATATTACCCCTACTTATAACCTTGCCAAAACTTTCTTTGACAAACTTGCTAAAGCAGTACCATTCGCCTCTAATCGGTCTGACCTCACTATTGAGTTCCCAAATGGGGGTTCGGTTCAGTTTTTTACCGGGGAAAGGTTAGATAACCTGCGAGGTAGGAAGTTCCATTTGGTTGTGGTAGATGAGGCATCTTTCATCCCTAACCTTGAGGATGGATGGTTAAATTCAATCAGACCTACCCTAACCGATTATAAGGGGAAGGCATTGTTTTTGTCTACTCCAAAGGGTAAGAACTACTTTTACTCGCTTTTTATGAAAGGAAACGGGGGTGAGGAAGATTGGGCATCCTTCAAGTTCAGCACCTATGATAACCCATACATTGATAAATCTGAGGTAGATAGTGCAAGGATGCAACTACCTGAAGTGGTTTTTGAGCAGGAGTACATGGCAAACCCTGCTGAGAATGCTGCCAACCCTTTCGGTTCTGCATTCATAAGGCAATGCATCTACCCTATGTCTAATGGACCAGTCGCTTGTTATGGCATTGACCTTGCCAAGTCTGTTGACTTTACAGTTATCACTGGACTTGATAAGAATGGTTCTGTATGCCATTTTGAACGCTTCCAAAAGGATTGGAGGCAAACAAAAGAGTATATCATTAATTTACCTAAAGCACCTATCCTGATGGATTCTACGGGGGTAGGAGACCCTATATTTGAGGATATGAGAAACCAAGGGTTAGATGTTCAAGGGTATAAGTTTAGTTCTACCTCAAAGCAGATGCTTATGGAGGGTCTTGCATCTGCCATACACCAAAGGAAGATAACCTTCCCTTCCGGACCTATTGTTGATGAATTGGAAATATTTGAGTACCAGTACACAAGTTATGGGGTCAAGTACTCAGCACCTCAAGGATTCCATGATGATTGCGTGGTTTCTCTTTCACTTGCTTGGCAGCACCTACAAAAGAATGTTGGAACTGGCAAATATAGTTT